TGTTACTTTAGTTATCTTTTGATTCTTATTTAACTTACGACCGCCATCGTAACTATATCCAGTAACTTCAAATGACATTCGAGGTAGAGTGATTGCCACTTTTGAATCGTCCCCATTTAGGTCCTGTTGTGCGTCTAATCTAGCTAAAAACTTTTCTTTTGGTGAATATGATAAAGGCACTTTAATATTTTGTAAAGGATTCCCGCTAGAATCTAATCTCTTAATATTTACATTATTAAATATTGTGCCGAACGCAATAACAGTATTACGAATTTTTTTGTGGTAAAAGTGTTCTCCAAACATTAGTATTCGTCAACCTCTCCAAATGGATTTCTTTCGCTGAAGTCTAATATATCATCAGCTGTTGATGATGTATTTGTTCCTGCAGCCGTTTCAAATGCCTGGCCTTGGTCAGTAGGTGATTGTGTTGCCATTGTGAAACTTTCATTGATTATATAATCTACTGCACCAATACTACTTTCTAAAACAAAAGAACCAGTTTCATTTTCTAAACTAAATTGGAAATTCATTGTATCAGTTGATAGATTATCTTCAACACTATCAATTGTAGAAATACCAGTATCAATTCTCTCTGAACTATATTCAAATCGAGTACAAGATAACTTGTAAGTAGGTAAAGCATTTTGTTGATAGAATGGTTGTTCATGTTCTACAAACTGTATTTCAAAAAATGCACTTGTAGCTGGGAAGTAAACTAAATCACCCTCTTGTGGTCTATCAGCAACTAAATCTGAATTATTACCTACTAAAGTTTCCCATCTCAATTTAGATAAAGTAAATACAATATCGTCTCTTAATTCTAAACCAAACTTTTTAATAATCTCTTGTTCGCCCATATATCCATCAGTATTGTCTACATACATTTCAATGATATACGAATCATCAAATGAGCTTGCAGGATCCTCACCAAAGATTGTGTCTTTGTTGGCAATCTTTCTTGGTAAGTAATAGACATCTTGGCCGTAAATCTTGAGCTGTTCTATAATTAAATCTTCGTATAGTCTCTGCTCAGAAGTTGTGCCTGTGTCGAAGTAGACATTTGTTGGCATTTAATTATCCTTGTTGCATGTGGGCAGGTTCTTCATAATTTAATCTGATTTCTTCCTCTAACTGTCTTTGTTCTTGAATTGCTGTAGAGAATAATTCAGGCCCATTTAGAGTAACCCCACCTAACATAGCGGTGCCTGAAAATTTTGAAAGATTTTGTCCCCATTGTTTTTTAATTAATGTTGTGGCATATCTTTTTAGATATATGTCATCATATATATCGGTATGAGTATCAGGGTCTAATTTACGGAAAACTTCAAAGATTAAAAATTCACCTGCTGTGATATCTGTTTTCCAATCCATATCAATAAATAGTTTGTTTGATAGTTGATTAAATCTTAGTGGTTTTTCTCCCACTAAAATATGGTCAAGAAAATCGAGATGTTGCATTGTCATTTGATAATGTACAATACTTGTAGATGAAAAATCATATAAATCATTTAATCTTAATTGATATCTAACATCAAACATATTTAAGTTTGCTCTATCAGATAAAGGAAATACATTGACAACAGAAATAACTGATGAAGGAACTACAAGAAAATTGTTTCCTGTTTTGTAGGTTGTTGTAACAGAATTATCTGTAACTGATTCACTACTATCTGTAGTCATACGAGTAATATCATCAGCCGTTACTAGATATTTTAGATACATTCTTTCAACACCATCAACATGATATTGAGCAAAGTATTGAATCGCCTCATCTATTCTATCATCTACTTGGTCGTCATCAACATTTATATCTATTACAGGCTTACCTAATGCTCTTAAACAGTATTCTTTAAATGTTGCTTTTGTACTTGGGACTGCCATATTTTATTCTTCCTTTATAACTATTTATAACTATCCTAATGCGACTGCTTGAGCGATTGCAAATGCTTTAGTTGATTTAGTATCTAATTGTGTTTGAATATTACTTGAAACATTGTTTAAATGCCCAAATTCTGTATTACTAATAGAACCATCATGTATCAAATTTGAGTCTAATCTTGCACTAGCGTCAATAGTTGCTTGTTTAGCATCTAACTGTGTTTGAATAGCACTAGTTACTCCGTCTAGATATCCTATCTCAGTTGATGTAACAGCACTTATAGATACATCACCATTACTGTCAGAAACTAATGCTCTAGAAACAGTTAAGTTTTCCATCTTACTAAATGCGATTGCAGCTGACGACTTAATATCAGCATTGACAATATTTGTGATTGTGTTATTATCACTATCAATACTTTTATTTGTTAGTGTTTGTGTAGCAGCTAAACCTGCAAAACTTTCAGATTGTAAAGCACTATTAAATTCTGCCAAACTACCTGTTAATGTATTATTTGCTAAATCAATTGATTTGTTTGTAAGTGTATCAGTTGTATCTTTTAAAACTATTGTACCAGTTGCGTTAGGTAATGATATTGTTCTATCTGCTGTTGGGTCAATTGTTGTTAAGTTTGTTTCGTGTGCGTCAGCAGTTGCACCTTCAAACTTAAATGAATTTTGTATTTCAATCGTAGTTGAATCAATTGTTGTAGTTGTTCCTTCAACTGTTAAATTACCTTCTATTGTAACATTTCTAAATCCAGTAATATCTTTATTTGAATCTACAATTATACCTTTACTTGCAGTAACAGTTCCAGCAGTAACTCCAGTAAATTCTGATGAACTTGCATCAGCATCCGCACCAATAAACTTTCCGTCAGAAGAACTATACTTTAAAAATTTACCATCTACTAAAGCAGTACTTCTTTGAACATCATCTAAAAACTCTAAACGAACTTCACCACCGCCACCAATTGTTCCCATTTGTTTAGCAACAATATCTTTAAAATTTAAAAACTCTATTTTAAGTTTTTCTAAAGAATCAATAGACTTTAAATTTTTAATTTTATCTTTATCTAATTCTGTTGCAACTTGCATTTCAGAAAGTTGTTTTGACACTCGGTCAATTATACCTTCATCATATCTCTCTACTTCTTTTGGTAGTAGATACTCCATAAGTGAACCCGCTGCCTCTTTTTCTGCAGCTTTAATTTCATTAACTTCTTCTTTTAGTTTTTCAGGTTCAGGTTCAGGTTCAACTAATAATACTTTTTTCTTTTTAACTTTTGCTTGTTTCTTTTCTTTTTTAAGAGTATCAAATAAACTTTCTAATTCTATTATTTTCTTTTTGTCTTTTGCTACCTTTTTTTCTAAATCTTTTTTTTCTTCATCAATACTAGAAAAGAACATACCTAATTCGGTATCAAAATCTATAGGAACTACTTTTTTAATTCCTGTTTGCATTTTTGCCTCTTGCAATTGAGTAATTTGTTTTTCAATGTCAACATCAATATCAATACTAACGTCTTCTTGTATTGGTAGAATAGTGGGGGGTATTAAGTCAGAGAAAAAACTATTTTGTTTTTCTGCATCTGGATTAATATCTATCATAATTATCTACTTACGCTTGGTGTTATTGTTGCTCTTCCCTCTATTCTTCTAGTAATTAAACCAGATGAATCGGTTGTAGTTAAATCCCAAACATATCGACCTATTGATAAAGCACCAGTTACAGCATCAGTTAATGTAATTGAACAAGTGCCATCAGTTGCACTTACCTTTGCTGTAGTAAAAGATGTTGATGAAGTAGCGAGGTGTGTTTTCCTCAATGTAGCAGTTATCGTTTCGTTTGATAAATCAACTACTGCTCCTGTTGAATCCTTTACTGTTAATGTTTCAGTATAATCACAATCTTGGTCGATAGTAATATTTTGTATTGTCGCCATTAATTATTCCTATCTTATTGTATTACTATTTATAATTTAAAAAAAGAGACTAAAATGTCTAAAATTAGGGGGTACTATCATATACAGGCAGCTCTAAACACCGCCTAGCGGGCGGCTATGACACGGCAATTCCCTTAAATTTCTATTATCTCGCTGTTGTTGGTACACCCTTTGATGATACAAACGGAGCCTCGGCAACTGCATAGTAAATATATGTATTATTATCCGTATTTATATTTCCTCCTGTACTTCTAGGTTTAAATCCGTTTGACAACATATCAATTGTTTGTGATGTTTGTTCTGCTCCATTTGAACTTGGATTTAATCTTCTACTTGTTACATTAGTGGTATCTCTTTTATTATCATAAATAAGCCATTCATCAGAACCATCTGATATTTTTATCATTACCATGGCGGGTTTAAATCCTGTATGAACAAATGGACCATTTGCACTTCCATTTCCAATATAACTTCCCATTCTTGAGTAACCTTGTATGTTTGCAAAAGCATAAAATACAAAATCAGTAGTTCCTCTATTACCTTGTCCACCATAAGCTCCAAATACAGTTGATGTTGGTGCATTAGGTCCAAATCTATTTTCTCCAGCTGCATCATTATTAAATAAAAATGCTTTGTCATTATCATCTAAATGCTTGTGCCAAATTAACCAATGTCGTGCTTCATCTCTTGGTCTTACTATAACCATGTCTGGAACAGCACCTAACCCATGACCAACAGTTTTATTAGCATCTGAATTATCACCTGAATATATACCAACACTAAATCCTGCTGTGGTATTAGCCGATACTGTGGATGTTCCTATGTTTCCATCTGAATTAGATGCTGATGATGAGTCTGAACCTTTCCAGTTCCATGCTACATAAGTACCGCTAGAAGCATTAAAATATACATTATCAGTTGCTAAAGTAAAACCATTATCAGCTAAAGTAAAAGCATTAAAAGTCTGTTCTGCATCTTGATTATTTGGATTTAAAAATAAATTAGGAGAATCAGAGTTATGTCGTACAGTATCATATATGTAATTATTTGCTGATGCATCTCGTCTTTTTGACCAAAGAAATTTTGGTTTAAATTTTAATGAAGATACTGATGGTCCACTACTATTGCCATTACCTGTCCATAATGCTGTATCAAAATGTTCTGTTGGGTCGTCTATTGTTGTATATGCCATATTATTTCCTTATCCAAACTGTGCTAATCTTTTAGTGCATACTGCATAATATCCTGCTGGTGGTGCGTATTCAAAGTTACCATACTTACCATCATTGTTGCCACTTGATATAGCAAATTGAGGATTACCAAAATTAACGTCTAATTTAGTATTATTATTATAAAATCCAGCTGCTAAAAAATAGGTAAGACTAGGTAAACTTGTAAATGCTACTCCTTGTGAACTTCCATTTAAATAAAAAGTTATAGTACCATCATCTAAATTTAAAGCAGTTCCTACAATATCACCATTTTCAAATCTAGTACCATAACTAGAAACTGCACTATCATTTTGTTTTCTTCCATCTTGTAAATAAGCAAAAGCATTAGTTTGACCAGCGATATTACCATCAACATTTAAATTATCTACATCTTGTATTCCTACTGCTGAAGCATCATTTCCACCAACTTCAGTCCACATAGTTTCCCAATACCATTTACCAGAAGAAACTGCTATTGTGCCTATAACAGTTCGTTGAGCATTTGCTCCAGCATTAGCTACTAAAGCAGCATCACTATAAGATACTGAGCCTCCAGGAGCTAATGGGTTTAATGTAGCAAAATTATTAGTAGGTGTATCTGTTGTTACGTCTATAGCTGCAAGATTAGTTACTGAAAGATGATTGTCGTTACCTGATGTATCAGCACCTATACCACTAGAGTTTTGACTTGTTCCTGTTTGTTTAAATTCTAAAAAGAAACCATTAGTACCATATGTGCCTGAATATTTTTTAGGAATCCAAATATTATTATTATCAAATTCTCCAAAGTCTGTTGGTGCTTTTTGGGCACCATCTATAAAGTGTATTTCTGCTAGGTAACCATCAAAATATGAGTTAGAAGTACCAGCACCACCTATAGTATGTGCCACAGTATTGTTTACAGAAGTTTCAAGATTTTGGTCAGGATTGTTTTCTGAATCAAATGCTGTTACTTCTGTTCCATTAACATAAATTCTAAGTCTGTTTGATGCTGTACTTTGGGTAGTATCCATAGCTATAACAATGTGATACCAGGCAGAAGGGTCACGAAATAATTGAGTAGTAGTAAGATTAAAATTGTCTGAACTACTTGTTTGACCAAAAAATCTTAAAGTATTTCCATCAGGTAAAAATGCAAGTCCGTTATTAGTGTTTCCACCGGCCTGTGCAAATAATAAAGTCAGAGTTGGATGTGGATCCTCATTGACCGTATTATGTGTTTTTTTTACCCAACCACTCCATGTAAAAGTTCTACGATTACCTGCACTACCAGGAGTTATAGATAATTGTTCGCTACTGCCATCATTAAATCTGAGAGAATTGCTTATTTCGTAACCTGAATCTGAATTTGAACCTAAAATGGTTGGCATTATATAACTCCTATCTTATAAAGTTGGTAACTCACCTAATGGTCTTGTAACTGAACCGTCTTCTTGCTCTGTATAGTTATAGAGGGTTTCTAACGCAGGTGTATCGGAAGCATTTGTGATTGCTGTACACATACTTGCTTGTTTTGTTCTAACTGCTTTTCTATGATTAGTAATTTCTGAAGGTATGGCAGTATCTTCTTCTGCCTTTCTAGTAACATACCAATCTGTTTGATTTAATATACTTTCAGCTTGACCTTTAACATCTCTAATTAATTGTGTTTTTAATCCTTCAACCGCAACATCACCAACATCTTTACCACTTGGTATTTTATTATCAGTTTTATCTTGTGATGTCCATAAAGTATCTGCATGAGCTCTTGCTGTAGCTGTTCCATAACTACCTGTAACTTTACCACTGCCAAATGCATATGTTATATTCGTATTAACATACCATTTTTCATTTTTTTTATTTGTTTCATCTATTTCTACTGTATAAAGGCCTATAGCATTTCTTTCACTTTCGGTCCATAATGTAAAAACTGAAGCAGGATATTGAATATCGCCAAGTTTAAAAGATTTGTTGCCTCTTGGCATTGATGTAATTGACCCTGATTCTACTATTGCAAACATTTTATTCCCCTATGATAAAGTTAAATTCTGATTTCTTCCAACTTCTAAAAACTTACTTCCGTTATATCTAAATACAAATAAGTCGCCTTTAGAGGCAGTTGTTGTTAGTGTTGGTGCTTCATCATCTTTAAATTCATAAACAGCATTGAAAGTTAATGTTCTACTACCTGTTCCGTCTTGTATAACAAGTAAAGAAACAAACTGTCCTGTAATACCGCCTGAGCCAGCACTTAAATTTCTGTTACCAGCAAGAGTAACTTTTGCGACTGGTGAAGTTAAAACATTCCATGCAACATTGGCACCATCAGATAATGTTGCTTCTGGATTTACAGCCGCAGCTGCAAATGAAGCATGAGCACCATCTTCAATTCTCATAACTTCAGTACCGTCTCTTTGTTGAAAGATTAAATCTTTTGTATCAGCAATAGGTTTCATTATAACATCACTTGATGAATTAACAATTGAGAATATATGAGTGCCGCCTGCCTTGTATTGAAAATCATTCCCAGCAGCGTCTAATATAATGTCAGCAGCAGCATCAACTGTTAAGTTGTTAGCACTAATAGTCAAATCAGTACCATCACCTTCAATTTTTTCTGAAGCACCACCGAATTGTATACCAACATTATTAGGTATTACTACATCTGCTGTTGCAGTTAGATTAATATTATTACCTGCAATCGTTAAATCTGTGCCATCACCTTCAATTTTTTCTGAGTCGCCACCAAACACAATACCTACGTTATTAGGTATATGTACATCTGAAGTAGCAGTTAAATTTATTTTTGCACCTGATGTTACAGTTAAATCTGTACTATCACCTTCAATTTTTTCGCCTGTGCCAAATGTGATTCCTACGTTTGCAGGTATAACAACATCAGCAGTTGCTGTTAAATTAATATTATTACCAGCGATTGTTAAGTCAGTACCATTGCCCTCAATCTTTTCAGCATCATCACCAAAAGTTAATCCTACATTTGCTGGTATATTAATATCAGTTGTAGCAGTTAAATTTAAATCAGCAGAAGCATTAATTGTTAAGTCAGTACCGTTACCTTCTATTTTCTCTCCATCATCACCAAATGTGATACCTACGTTTGCAGGAACATTAATGTCGGTTGTAGCCGTTAAGTTAATATCATTACCTGAATTGAAAGTAAAATCTGTTCCGTCTGAAGATATTTTCTCTCCACCTTTATCAAAGAAGTAAACTGCTCTATCATCAGCAATTCTCATTACTTCGTTACCATCATATTGATTAAATACTAAATCGTCTGAGTCAACACCGAGTTGAATAACTTGAGCACCTGCGGTGCCATCCATATCTAAAGT